TTAAAACTTTTTCCCTGCCCAAACCACTCGGCCAACGACATGCAATTGGCTGCGTTCGTCTTTGCTAATCAGTGTGCTGCTATATGCAGGGTTATCTGATTTCACATGCACAACACCGAGCGGGTCGAACTGCAATCGTTTTACGAATAGGCCGCCGTCTAGTCGTATAACGTGCAAGCCATCGCGTGGTGCATCGCCGTTAGCCAGCAAAACCAAAATCACATCATTGTCACTGATGGTTGGTTCCATCGAATCGCCTTTAGCGCGGATAACAGCTAACCGTTCAGGTGAAAAACCTTCCTTTCTCAGCCAGTCAGTGCGGAATGACATTGGCTCTGTCTGCAATTCGTGACCAATTTCCGAGCCGTGACCTGCTGACGCATAGATCGCGTAAGAGTCGATTAGGGTGAATGAGTTGTCAGGCGTTTCAGGTTCAGAAGCGGCGCTCTGATTCCGAGACGATTCGAGATTTTTTGAGGATATAAAATCTGGTGCATCGCCAATTCCAAAACAGAGCCATGAAAAATCAACATCTGCGCCATTAGCAATATCTGCAGCTTTTTCAACAGAAGGCATAGAACCTGAAAGGTAGTTGCGAATTAAGGTGTCACTAATGCCGACAGTACGAGAAAAACGTCTTACTGGTGTATCACCAATAATTAGCTTTAATCGTTCTATGAACTGTGCAGAATCAAAACTATAGCGTGCATTTTTGTTTGACATTGATCACCTATAACACACATTGAGAAAAATAATGCGCAAATTAGCTAGACATTGTTGCGCGCTATAGTGTGTAATTAGCTTGAAAGGAGAGAAGTTAAGTTTGCATCCCGATCGCCAAATCAATGAATGCAATCTTCAACTCTGTTAAGACGAGCTGTTACCAACTATATCGCGCAAGGAATCTCATAATGACACAAATAATCCTCCAAATCACTGCACCAGTCGCAACTTTAGAACGCTTCTCTGAAATAACTGGTGTTCCCTTCGATACGGTAAAACACCGCGTCCATAAAGGCTTTTATCCCATCCTCGCTAAGAAAACACCCCAAGAGAGACCTCAAATCAACATGGTTGCCTTCTATGCGTTGTGCGCAGAACAGGCAAAGTTGCCAAAAGACTCTAAATAAACCGTTAGTTACATGATGAACCAACGGAAGGGGATCGCCATGTTTACAGATACAAAGTGCAAACAATCCGGTGCGTTTAATTCAGCGTGCGAACGATTTTCCGCAAAGTATGTCTTGTCTGAGGTGGCGCGTAGCGCCGGAATCGGAGAGCAAATACTGCGTAACAAGCTCAACCCCGAACAACCACACCAACTGACTGTGGCGGACATGATCAGCCTTTATCACGCAACTGGTGATGAAACGCTAATTGATGGCGCGTTGATGTGTTGCGGGTTAACGGCGGTTGCGCTGCCTAAAACCGATGAAGAAGCCAGATTGATTGAACGTGCTATTGAGCTGAATGCGGTAGTTGGCGGCATTGGTTCGCAAGCGTTGCAGATCCAGAAAGCGGGCAGAGTGACAAAAACACAGAAAAACATGCTGGTTGAAGCCGCCACTGTTGCGATGGGAAATCTTGCGATTTTCGTCAACGAGGTTGAGCTGAAATTTCAAACTGTGCCGGGGCTAAGTAGTGCCGTTGATGTAGCACGAGTGGTAACCGGACTTTAACTATAAGGGGTAGACATGAGGATCCGTTGTCCGCATTGCGGAAGTTTGGCTCGGTCACGTACATCGCGTTCACTGTCTCAGTTAGTTACTGAGGGCTACATGGATTGTTCAAATGTGGAGTGTGGCCACCGGTTTAAATTCCTGATCGAGATAGTCGGTAGCATTGTGCCGTCAGATACGCCGAACCCAACTATTTCTCTGCCGCTCCTGAAACGAAAATCAGTGAATCAAGAGGGCTAGATCATGAGCGTAATGCAATCAAACCTGATCTCAATCGCAACGCTGCTGCATAAACCTGCCGGCAGTTTTTCAATAACGCTGAACGGTCATCAGTCGGGGTTTATGCAGGCACCCGATGGCCGCCAGATGTATTTCCGCAATAACCAGCGTCGTCACATTCGTCGTGGCCGCCATCACTTGGTAATGGGGTGAATCATGGGCGCATCATCAGCAGTATCGACTGAGCATCAGACGGTTGGCTTTTTGTCTGGTGATCAGTTCATTCAATCGGCAGGGCACGCAGCACTGCGAAATATCCGCGAAATGATTGGGCGTTCAGGCCCAGCCAGCCATTACAACCAGTTAGACCTGCGGGCGAGAGCCGCTATTTGCTACACCGCAAAACTGCGCCCGTCTGATTACGCTAATAAAAGCCTGGATGAAATGACGTTGGATGAACGCGAAGCCATTCGCCGCGCCATCATCGAAATCAAGGCCATTGCAAACCAGTTCAGCGGCATGGATTTAGACCGTTCCAATTTCATGCAAACACCGAAAAGCACAGCACCCAATGAAGAGTTCACGCCAGAAGAGGTGAAACGAAAACTGGTGTTAAGCGCACAAGCCCGAACCCTAGCAGCCAAAGCAGCTGCCATTACAAAGCACGCATCTCAGGGAGAGTAATCATGTTGTTAAAAGTCGTATGCGGTAAAGCCGCAGAGCTTTCTGCTGCCTTCGGGCACCGATTAGTGGGTTCAACTGCGTTCACATCAGTAGTTGGCCAATGGCACGGCGGCATGGCAACCATCATCGAAATACAGCCAGACGCTGCCGCACCAGAAATTCCGTTTCAGGTTAAGAGTGCTGAAACGGGTGAAGAAATCGGTGTGTTTGGTGATGAATTTTTAATGATTGAGTGGGCAACCATTGGCCCAGCTCCGGCAGGTATGGAGGCAGCATGAATATACAGGTTCAAACAAAACAGGTAAGCCGCCTGATAGGGCTTAAAGATGTTATCGCCAGAACATCAATGTCGAAAACAACCATCTATGAACTGATCAAAGAAGGCCGGTTCCCTTCCCAGGTAAAACTCGGTTGTCGCTCTGTCGCATGGGTCGAATCAGAAATCGATTCATTCATCGAAGGGGTTATCAGCAACCGACAGAGCGCATGGGGTTCAGCAGCATGATGGCAGCAACAGGAATCACCACACACAAAAGCGTCAAAGCGGCGCACAAGTTTCTGCGCGATAACGATTATGACCGTGTTCGCCAGTTTTGGATGAAGAGCGACCGCTGTACGCGAGTAGTAAAGCTGCCATCAGGGAAAGTGAGAGTGATTGAGGGGATGCCGGCATAAGGCAAATACCGGCATGGGTGGTTAACGGGGTAAATCTCCGGCAAACCAAGCGGCCAGCGCCTCTGAGCGAGTAAGTTTTTTGTCGTTGAGCAGCCCCAATTTAATGGCCGCACGTTTATAGGCTGGGGCACAAAGCAATCCGATTTCACTGTACGAATTCTGAACACAAGAGGCTAGTTCGTTATTCAGTTCTTCGTCAGAGAGTTTTTGTTCTCGATACAAAAGGCGGGCGTATTGGTCGGCTCTGTTGGCAAAGAGCGTTGCATTGACCGCAGGTTGCCAGACAAAACTGAGCGCGGAAAAAGAAACAAGCGCACCGCCAAGCAACATCGGTGAGTCAACAGACGCGAAGACTGATGAGCCAATAACTAACTGAATAAACGTCAGTAACTTATCGGCTCTAGAGAGGAAACGGGCATGCATGCTTTCGATAAAAAAACAGTAGTTCGCATGGAATATCAGTTCTTCGCGTTTCATTTTTTGCTCCTTAAGGTTGCGATGGCTGAGGGCTTGGCGCAGGAGGAGGCGGAGCCTCTCTTGGAATGCGCCCAAAGCCCTGATCATCTGGATATGGCTTGTTGATTGTCATCATTGATGTCTCCGGAGTGGTTGTTAACTAAGCAATAACAGCTTACTCGGAAAGAGAGCCTGACTCCAACAGGTCGCGGCCCGGCGTTAAGGGCATTTAATTGGGCTCACAAACGGGAATACAAATTTTGATAGAGCTTCAACAATTACAAATGATGCTAACGGGCTGTGATATTGCCGCCTATTTCATCGGAGCACCGGGCCGTGCCGATCTGAAATGGTCGCTAAAAGTAATCGATGGGTTACCAGATAGCATCATTCCAGATCTGTATCGCCAATATCTGAACCGCAGAAAGGCGGGGCAAACTCATAACGCAAAAGCGGCTAACTCATGGTTACGTGAACGGGCTGAATGGTTCAAAGCCTTGCTGCGCTCCTTTCCTGTTCCAATTCATAACCTCCGCAATGAAGAACAACGCGCCGTAGTTGCTACCGACTGGGCAAATCAAACGGCACAACTACTTAATACCGCAACCAACGGGCACACAGAACCGCAAGAATCTGACTACCTGTTTGAGTTAGTTAGTGGGCCTGCGGGTCAGTGGGGCTTTATCCCATCAATGCCAGATTTCAGATCTGCAGAGTCAAAGCACAGATGGATTGCCGGTGTGCTCGTTCGCATGATTGATGCCGCATGGTGGACGAGGAAAATCAACCGAGCATGGGATCGCTATACGGAACACGCCGCCATTCTTATGGGGAACGTTCGTCGTGGTGTTTCGGCCTATCTAAGTTTTAAAAACCTCAATATTTACCGTCAGCGCAAATCTGCAGCCAAGAAATGGATGCAGCAAATGTTAGTGGTTAATCCTGATCATGGCTTAGAGATAACGCTGGAAGAGGCCGTTAAATCATCAGTTTCTAACCATGAAAATCGTCGTCATGAACTGATGGTCAGAATGCGCGGCTTTGAAGACATGGCCGCAGAGCTTGGATATATCGGGCTGTTCGTAACATGGACTGCACCAAGTAAATTTCACTCTTGGAAACAAGCTGCAAACGGCAAGGTCGTAGAAAACAAAAAATATAATGGTAGTACGCCGCAGCAAACACAGAAATATCTGAGCCGGTTGTGGAGTAATTGCCGGTCAACATTAGCCAGAAACGGCATCGGTATTTTTGGTTTTCGCGTCGTTGAGCCGCATCACGATGGCACACCGCACTGGCACATGCTGGTTTTTGTTCATCCTGGTCAGCTTTGTGACGCTATCAGTCATATGCAGTGGTATGCATTAACCGACGACAAAGCAGAGCTAGTTCGCACTAAAAACCAATTCAAAAAATTCTGCCCGCCATTCACCGACATAACGCCACGTTTTGACTGGAAAGTGATGGACCCGAAAGAGGGTGGCGCTACCGGTTATATCGCTAAATACATCGCGAAAAATCTCGATGGCCATGCCGTAGGCGACGATTGGGAGGCGGATACAACAGCCGAAGAAGGCGCTGTTGCCGCTGGTGCCTGGGCTTGCTGGCACGGGATCAGACAGTTTCAACAAATAGGCGGGCCGAGTGTTTCCGTCTGGCGTGAACTACGCAGATTGAAAGACCCCGCTGGGCCCAGCCGTGATCAGGTGCTTGAATCGCTTCGACGTATTGCAGACGGGTCTAATTGGCGTGGTTATGTCGCCCTGATGGGCGGACCTATTTTGCCGCGCGCTGATCGCCCAGTAAAACTGATGAACATCATCAAAGATGCGACCAACAAATACGGTGAAGAAGTTCTGAAAATCATGGGCGTATTTGGCCATGTAGAAAAAAGACAAAGCCGCTTAGAGGGTTGGGAAGTAACACGCTTCGGTTTAGACGCCAGAGAGCGCAACGGTTCTGCTGCCCGCAAGGGCAGTGCTTCTATCGGACGAGCCGAAGGCGCGGCCCCTTGGAGCTCTGACAATAACTGTACGGGACGTGAAAATTCAGAAGGAAAACACGTTCTGGATCAGTTGTCGGCAGAGCAGAATTTCCATTTAGGGCTCGATGATATGGCTACCGAAAGGCTCAAACGGGGTGGAATAGTCAGAGCAGAGGGTATGTTCATCTGGATGGTAGGTAACGAAATAAGGCACAGCCCAACATGGCCAGGTGAAATTGCGGATAAACAGGGGCGTTGTAAGCCCTATCAGCCAGATGAATGGGATATGGACGCCGATATTCCAGAAGAAAAAACAGATTACACCGGCATGGTGCGGAAAATTTTGGACGGAAAACTCCAGATAGATAAATGGATAGACGAGTTGCCAGAAAAAGAAATCGACAAGGGCCTGAAAGCGTTGCGTGATGCTCTGTGGCTTGAAGAAAAACACGCACCAAAAGAATTTGCAGAAAACAGGCTCTGGCAAGATATCAGCACGTTCTTTGATGAAATCGCACAGAGTGAAGATTTAATGATGAGATTTGCATGGTGGAAGTATATCGCATGATTGAAAGTAAAAATAACATCGGGAAATGGAAAGAATCACTAAGACGCCGCGCTGAAGTGGCATTTCTAAATAGAGATAAAAATGACGATGTTGTAATGGACGTTTTGATCACAAGCCAAAAAAGACGTTTGGGAGTAGAGATGAATGAAAAGACCAGATAGCCATATTTACCGCAATGATCATGCTTCTGAGCGGGAACTTTTCCAGCGCATTCGTCGACAAGATTGCTCGGAGTTTTGCAAGGAAAGCGGTCAGATGTATATGGACACTCCAGAGCCTGATGAAGAGAAGAAAGCAGAACCTAATCCGAAATATAAATACAAAGGGTGGTAAGCATGGCTGACGCAAACACCAGAAAGCAGAAATCGCGCGACGCAAAAAAAGCTCTTGGCATTAAGCGCATTGAGGTTCAGTTATCAGAAAAAGAACGCGAACGCCTGGACGAACTATGTGAGGTACGGGCGGGAGTTGGTGAACCATATACCGCTGACGAATTCATATCACTGCTGATTCATCGGAACTGGGAATTACTGCAAAGCCAATTAGCCGAATTAGGAACCTGCAAGAAGTGTGGGTCTGCTTTGCCGGAGGGGTGTAGCGGATTGTTCAAGGGTGATGCCGAGTGTTGGCACACCAGAAATGCTAAGATACTACATCTGTGATGCGGTGACCGGTCACAAATGAAAGTGATGTTGTTAACAAGCCAAAGATAAACAGGAACATTTGTAGATAGTGAAAAGTGTCTGAAAGATGTTTTAAATATGTTAGGACGATGTTGGCGTGGTTAAATATGGAAAAGTTTATGACTTTCATAACTGATTATTAGTTGACACATTGATTCGTTTTTCAGGATTTACAAATGACTACATTTGTATGCGGGCAGACTAAAAAACGTTGTATCATGTGGCATCTTAGAATGAGGAGCGGTTAATGAGCAAAGGGAAGCATCAGGCGTTGCCTGATTCGAATTACAGAAGTCGGCCTTATATGATTTATGTCTGGGTAATGTTTTCGATTAGTATTTTACCAATATTATTTGCTTTACTACAAACTCAGACAGTTTATGGGCATATATCAAATACATTCCCTTCGATTAACACTTTAAGGAGTTTGTATCTATCTAAGGTTGAGCCAGTCGAAGAAATGAGAGTCCTCTCTTCATTCCCGGATAAATGGGATGGTAAATGGTATGCATTCGATAAAAATTATAGCCATTTTGAAAAATGGTTTAACGATAATATGGGATTAAGAGACCTCTTCATCAGAACGAAAAATGAATTAGATTTCAGAATGTTCGGTTCATCTACTAGAGTATATTATGGTTCTGATAACTATATATATGGTCGTAATCTGATCGACAATGAATTGCCTGCTACTGAGGGGGCTATGTCTACTGTAGAGAGCAGACAATCAGTTATTAATGGCATGGCTGCATTTGTTGACAAACTAGCAAAACAAGGAATAACAACATACTTTGTCACGCCAATGCAGAAAGAGTATTTTATTAAAAACCGACTTCCGTTCTTTGCTCCTCAAATCTCAAAAGACAGTAATTTCATGAAATTTTACAATGCCATGAAGTTGGATCCTCGTCTGAATGTCATCGATGTCTATAGCCTTATTAAGTCTATACCTGATAAGTACAGAACTTTTTACACTCAGGACTTCCACTGGACCCACATATCGGCGTATTACGTTTCTCGAGATTTAGTGAACAAAATTGCCCAACATGAGCAATCTCAGCTGCAATGGGATCATAAACTGGAAGTAGATAACACCCCTTTTCTTGGGTCTGATGCTCGTTTTTCTTCTCGTCTTATAGCTGATGAACATGTGCTTGAACCTGACGTGAAGAAAACCTGGGTGACTAACCATAAAATCAACCAACTGAATATTCCGCAAACAGGCTTTGAATTCGAAACTGATACTGTAATCGATAAAGGGTTGCTACCAGCTACATGTATGTTTGGTAATAGTTTCAGTGATGGGATGCTTGAAGTTGGAATTACTGACTTTTTCAGTAAATTCACGAAAATCGACAGAGCTCGCCCGTTGATAGATGTGCCGAAATTGGTAAGTGGGAAATGTAAGTATCTCATTGTTCAGATACTGGATATTCAGGCAGCACATTGGCAGTCATTTAAGAACTAAGACGTAAAAGGAAATTTAATTAAATGGTTTTTTCTTCACCAGCGTTCTTATTTATCTTCTTCCCAGTATTCCTTGCGATCTATTTTTTGCTCAACCGCGGGATGCGAAATGGATTTATTTTACTTGCGAGCTGTTTTTTTTATCTATTGGGGGCTGGCCCACTGGTTGCGGTTGCTGGCATTTTGCTATTGATAAACTGGATAGCAGCGTTAAAGATTGGATCGTTATATCAATCTGGAAACGAGTCAACAGCAAAAACAGTTCTATGGGTCACTATCTTGACCAATGTAATTCCACTGGTGTTTTTCAAATACCTTGTTTTCTTTGCCAATATTTTTAATGACCTATTTGGTCTTAATTATGGGCAACAGCTAAATGGGTTTCATTTGGCACTACCTCTTGGCATATCATTCTATGTTTTCCACTTTATTTCATACATAACAGATGTTTATCACAAGAAAATATCTCCAGAAAAGGACTTAAAAAAATTTGCTGTCTATATATCGCTTTTTCCACATTTGATTGCTGGACCATTAGTTCGCTATTCAGAAGTCAAACAGCAACTGGATATCAAGCATAGACGATTGATTAAAAGTGATGTTTTTTGGGGGATGGTGATTTTTTCGATTGGTCTTGCAAAAAAAACATTGATAGCCGATCCACTAGGTGTTGTTGTTGATGCAACACATCGACCTGATGTCATTATCACGACTTATTCAGCGTGGCTCAGTTCAGTTTGTTACTCATTCCAAATTTACTTTGATTTCTCTGGCTATACTGACATGGCAATCGGCATGGCAAGAATGGTCGGATTCCGCTTTCCAAGAAACTTCAACCGGCCTTATGCTGCCAATACTGTAACTGAGTTTTGGACCCGCTGGCACATGACCCTATCTCGTTGGTTCAGGGATTATGTGTATATTCCTCTGGGGGGGAACAGAACTACGAAGCTAAAGACATACAGGAATTTATTTGTAGTTTTTGGCTTATGTGCGTTATGGCATGGAGCAGCTTATACTTATCTGATATGGGGTATCGGGCATGGAATATTCATTGCGCTAGAAAGAATGGGCGTTATGAAACTGGAAAAATTCAGACTTGGAAGTCTCCCTGTATTTATCATTGCAACTTTGTTATGGGTTCCATTTCGTAGTGTGGATATAGCTGAAACCAAGAAATTTTTTGCTGCAATGTTCAATATTAGTGGAAATGTGCAGGTGTGGGCAGAAGCAAATTTAGGGTTGGCAGATCCCAAGGTCATTTTCATCCTAATATTATCGATGGTTATATGCTTGTTAAAAGACCGCGTGTTTTACCGATTCAGGAATTATTCATTTAAATACCCCGCAATCGTAGGTGCATATTGTCTGATTGTGTATTTACTTTCTTGCATATCAGTAGTCGAACACGGGTTTAATCCGTTTATTTATTTCCAGTTCTGATAAAAATTGGATTGCTACACAGCACAACGTTATTCAGTCTCAGAGTATGATGACCGTATAACGTTGTGTTTCATTGGCATCTCAAATTGATTTTTTATATGAAAAAAGCACTAATCAAAACTGCAAGGATCTGCATGAAAGCGCAAGGATCTCGAAACGATCTGAATTTTGCACGCGGCCACCGCTGGCGCCTGATAGCGATGAGTGGGAATAGTCATGCACCTGCATGAAAACCACCCCAAAAAGCCCGCAGGCGTGGCGGGGTCACAACGGCGCGCAATGGGGGTTGGTTGATGCATTTTCAGGCTCATTGGGTAGGCATGGGTTGGCCGCAGATCGCAGGTAAAAAAAGACCGCCATCGCGGCGGTCAGGGGTTATGTTTGAGTTGATTAGGGTGTGGAAGCAGCCAACGCATAGGGCTTGAATCGGATCACCTCTTCACCAATCCATTCGTTAACTGATGTCATCATGACACGCAGACTTTCCAGTTCGGTTGCATCAAACACCTGGGCAGCTTTATTGGCATCACCAAAACCGCCCGTATTATTCGGGATGATCCCCATCAGTTGAGGCGGAACTCGGTGCGCGGCTAGCTGGTCGTCGCGGCTAACGTTTTTGATAGACAGGAATTCATCCTTTGCAGCGACCTCGGCAACAGGGATAAGTTTCAAGCCGTCTTTGTTTCCACCTGGTGCATACAGAAACAGGTTACGGAAATTGCCAGGCCCCTTACTGTTTTTCAATGCAGTTTTCAGAGAAGTAATATCACGTTCGTCTTGCATAGCATCAGTCAGGTACAGGATGAAACCGGCATGACTCCCATTTTCATAATAGCGGCGACGAAACAACGTGGCCGACTCATTCAACAGGCTGCTGTTCATACTGGCCACATAATCAGGGATGCCGTAAATCTCCTGATTCACATCGCACTCTTTCAGATGGAATACATCACCGGCTGGTAACTCTTCCTCAGTTGTCCAGTTCGGTATCCACCAGTAGCGTTCAAGCTCAACGCCGCGACGGGTATATTTTGCCGGTAAGTTTTTAATCGCTAATGGTTTGTGAAGGCGATTATTGAAACGTTGCAGATACCCATTACCAAAAGTAAGGAAGTCCATGGCCCACGCAGTAAATTCATGGGTGCTAAGTAGTGGATGAGGGATGAAGCAAGAACGGAGAATATTACGTTTTACCTGAATAGCTGAGGCATGATGAACTGCTGCTTTATATATTCTGGCTAAACCAGTAAGACTTAATGGCGGTTCATAATATTTGCCGTTGTGCATTGCTTCCATGTAATCGAATACTTCACGCTGAGAAAGCACAGGCATCGGGTCACCGAATGAAAACGCTTCATATTTTGACGGGTTAGTCGTCTGTTCGGTAGGTGTTTCACTCATTCGTAAATCTCCAAAAATCCTGAATTAGTTGAATTGGTGCCTTCAAGCGGTTCATTGCTCAGTGCATGCATTGTTGCCCATGCGATATCGGCATGGCTGGTTTCATCAGAACGGCTGGCTTCATAAGTAGGAGCACGACCCGATGCGGTAAGGGTTTTACGAATAGACATGAACGAGTGGGCGAGGTCAGTCCAGCCGGCATCGAATTCGAGACGGCCTTTACTGATAACATCATAGGCTTTCATCACCAGCCGACTTTTCACCATAGGGTTATATTGGAATGAACGAACAGCTGGGAAAAACAGTTTCACCAGCTGGTAAACGCCTTCACCAATGCCGGTTACATCAATGCCGATATACGTAACGTTATATCGTTGAGTCATGGCTTTAATGGCTGCTGACTGTGCTTGAAAATCCATGCCCATCCATTGGTGCTTTTCAAGAACGCGAAATTTACCGCCGGTTACCAGTGGGGGAGCGATAACCACACAACCGGCAGAGTCGCCTTGACCGCCTTTTGCCGGGTCATAACCGATCCAGACGGGGCGATTAGCCAGTGGACGCATCGCAAATGGTTTTACGTCTTCCCACAACTCCCAACTGTCGACCATACATTTCTGCATCATCGGCATAGGGAATATGGATGATGTGTCGTCGATAAATTCACACATCAGCAGGTTTTGATATTCGTCAGGGCTGTATTCCAGACGCAATTGGTCAAGGTCGAACAGGTTACAGCCACCACGAACGGCATCTTCTACGGTAATGATTTGTCGCCACTGACCATCGGCACAAAGTCGGCCGGCTGACAAATTGGCATGTGATAGGTCAATCTCAACGCGATCAGATTTACTGCGGCCACGATTAAACAACGCACCAGACCAGAATGGATAAGCATCGTGAGTCAGGCTGGATGGGGTGGAGAAATAGGTCTGCCGCCAGTGTTTATGAATGGCCATACCGGAGGCGACTTTGCGTAATTCCTGAAATTTATGGATCCAGAAATATTCGTCCAGGTAGAGATTGCCGTGGTAAGACTGCGCTGTTCTGGCATTGGTGCCGAGAAAATAGAGCGTGGCCCCATTGGGCAAAACAATCGGGTCACCACGTAATTCAACACCGGTAACGTCTTTGACGAACTGAATAATGTATTGCTTGAATACATGAGCCTGCGCTTTGCTGGCCGACAAAAAAATCTGGTTACGACCTGTTTGCAGGGCATCATCAAATGCTTCATGCGCAAAATAATAGGTCGCCCCGATCTGACGGCTTTTTAAAATGTCCCTGATGCGGTGTTGCAGACCAGCTTGATGCCAGTGCCGTTGATAATCGAACATCGACTCAAGAAAGGAGTCGTGAATTTTATCGGTTAGTTCATCAATAAAGGCATTCTTTTCCGGCTGCTTCTTCGGCCCTTTATTTCGGTTGGCCACCTTCGGGTTTAGGTCGGCTTCATTACCATCCGGTTTGCCGTATTTATTGATACGGGCTATCCGTTCCAGCTGCCGACCTAACAGGTCAATTTCTTTGAAATCACGCCCGTCTTTTTCATCCTTCATGATCAGTTGTGTCATGCGCGCTTCAAGCGTGGCATCAACTCTGTCAATTGGGCGCGCAGCATCCCACTCATCACGTTTTTTCCATGAGTGCAGGGTAGGTTCAGGAATATCCAGTATCTCTGCAATGCGGCAGACCTTATAGCCTTGCCAATACAGGTTACGTGCCTGATTCCGTGGGTCTAAATCTGGATTTATGTTCATGCCCGTAGTGTAAGAGCCAGAACTGATTGGCTGGACTCGTTCATGTTGTGACAAGGTGGCATCACAACAGGCGCAAATTGACCGGTAAGCCCAAACAGTTCGACCATTCACGCATTCAGATCACAACGATCACAGCAAGGGCGTTGCAATGGCAGATAAAACGAAATCCAAATTTTTCCGTGTGGCGGTAGAAGGCGACACAACCGACGGTCGGAACATTCAACGTTCAGACATCCAACAAATGGCGGAGTCATTCAACCAAGAAACCTACGGTGCCCGCGTATGGATGGAGCATTATCGGGGTTATACCCCAGATTCACCGTTTCGAGCGTATGGCGATGTGATTGCATTGAAAGCGGAAGAAATCAGCGACGGTGATTTAAAAGGTAAGTTAGCGCTGTTTGCACAGATCGACCCAACGGATGATCTGGTGGCCATGAATAAGTCACGCCAAAAAATTTACACCTCCATTGAGTTACAACCCAATTTCCCAGCTACCAAAGGCACATATCTGGTTGGGTTAGCCGTGACAGATTCACCGGCCAGTTTAGGCACTGAAATGCTGGCGTTCAGTGCGAATGCACAAGTAAATCCACTTTCTACACGAAAACAATCACCAGAAAACCTGTTTACAGCCGCAGCTGAAACAGTACTCGAATTTGAAGACCAAGCCGAAAAAATCAGCCTGTTTTCCAGAGTATCCGAATTGCTCGGGTTGGCGCAGTCAAAAAATAAAGCCGACTTTTCGGATGTAAACAAAGCCGTGGAAGCCGTCGCCACCGCCGTTGTTGGTGAACAGACCGAGCGTGAAAAAGTTAAAACCGAATTTAACCGCCAAATCGGTGAATTAACCAAGCAGCTGTCTGCACAACAAGATGCGTTTAATGAGCTGAAAGGCCAACTGGCAAAAGAACCAGAGCACAAGTTCACACGCACCCCGGCAACCGGCGGGGATAACACCATCACCACCGATTGCTAACGGAGATTTATATTTATGCGTAACGATACCCGCGTTCATTTCAATGCCTTTACGGCACAAATTGCACAACTAAATGGCGTGATCGACGCCAGTAAAAAATTCACTGTATCGCCTAGTGTTCAACAGACACTGGAATCGAAGATGCAGCAGAGTTCAGACTTCCTGAATAGCATCAATGTAATTGGCGTTGCTGAACAGGAAGGTGAAAAGCTAGGTCTTGGTATTAGCGGCACCGTTGCCGGAACAACTGACACGGCAGCGACAGACCGAGTGCCAACTAACCCGATGGCGTTGTCGGGCAATAAATACCGTTGCGAACAAACAAACTTTGATACCGCATTACGCTATTCGATTATCGATGCCTGGGCAAAGTTTCCAGATTTCCAAACTCGTCTGCGTGACCAGATCATCAAACGCCAGGCATTAGATCGCATCATGATTGGTTGGAACGGTACAGACCGCGCATCAACATCAAACCGGGCAACGAACCCGTTACTGCAAGATGTTAATAAAGGCTGGTTGCAGCATATTCGTGAAACATCACCTGAAAACTGGCTGAAAGAAATTGCTGAAGGTAGCAACAAAATTCAAATCGGTTCTGCAGTGACTGCTGCAAATGGTTTCAAAAATCTGGATGCATTGGTTTATGACATGGTGAATAACCTGATTGAGCCATGGTACCAGGACGATACGGAACTGATGGTTATTTGTGGCCGGGCACTGTTGCATGACAAGTATTTCCCACTAGTGAATTCCAATCAGGCACCAACTGAACAAATTGCGGCTGACATGATCATTTCGCAAAAACGCATCGGTGGTTTGCCTGCTGTGCGTGTACCGTTCTTCCCGGCTAATTCGCTGTTGATCACCCGTCTGGATAACCTGAGCCTCTATTGGCAGGAAAATTCACGCCGTCGCACTGTAGTTGATAACGCGAAACGTGACCAGATCGAAAACTATGAATCTAGCAATGACGCCTATGTCATTGAAGATTTCGATGGTGTTGCGTTTGCTGAAAACATCCAGTTAATCACTGCCTGATTGGGGGATAAATGACTAGCCCATGTCGTGCACACAAACAACGGGTCATTGCCGCTCAATCAGGAGCGGCAGAGCCTGAGATGGACAGTAAAACAGCCACTCAATACGAACTCATGTTGATGCAGCTGGCGGAACATCGTCGCAGTTTGAAACAGATCCAAAGCATCGAACGCAAAATCGAAGTGAAGCGTAAATTACTGCCGGAATATGACGCCTATGTGCAGGGTGTTCTGCAGGGTAAAAGCGGTCGCCAAGATGATGTGCTGATGACAATTTTGGTCTGGTATATCGACACCGGGGCCATCGAAAAAGCATTGGCAGTTGCCGAATATGCCTTGCAATACGGGCTACAAACACCAGACCGCTATGAACGCAGCACAGCCTGTCTGATTGCAGAAGAAATTGCCGACACCGCCTTAAAACTGATGGAAGGCGAAAACGCTGTTTCATCAGCTCTGTTAAGCCAGGTTATTTCAATCACCGAAAACCACGACATGTTCGATCAGGTTCGGGCTCGACTACTGAAAGCCTACGGTATGAGCCTGACAAAATCAGGTGATTTGGAAGGGGCAATTGAGCCTTTGAAACGAGCACTGGAATTGGATGAACGATGCGGCGTTAAAAAGCTCATCGAACAGACTGAACGTGAAGTGAAAAAGAACAGCGTCACGCCGGAAGTAACATCTGCTGAAACGGAAGAGAAAACAGCAGAAACACCGGCCAGCTAACCGAGCGTACCCCGCACACTGGGCGGCTCAGGTGGATGACTGATTTATCAATTCTGAAACCTGACCACCGCCCATCAACAGGAGGCACCCGTGTCATTTATTACGTCACCATCACCAGAAGATGAAACCACAATCATATCGAACAGTCAGTTTTGGCCTGATATCGATATTAGTGTGCTGCGTTCCGCTATCCGGTTAGATGGCACAGTCACTGAACCACGACTTATACACGCCGTAATAAATGCCATTGCCTGGGTAAATCAGGATTTAGCCGACTGGCGCAAAGAACAGCAAGCCATCGGCATCAATTCACTAACCCATGTCGAAGCAGAACAAATCAACCATGAAAGCATTTTGGTTCAGCATTACCTGCGCGCCATTTATGCCATGACAAAAGCCAATCTGATTGAACATTACCGAGACTTTGATTCAACCGGTGATGGTCATAAAGCCGCAGATAAATTGGAGCTGAGCGCGGATGACCTATATCGCGATGCCCGTTTTGCCATCAGAGACATTATTGGCCAGTTACACACAACCGTGGAGCTGATCTGATGAAAGTCAGAAGCGTGCAAGGTGATTCCATCGATCTGATTTGTTTCAGGTATTACGGCAGAACTGCTGGGGTAACCGAGCAGGTGATAGAGGCAAATCCGGCATTGGTAAACATCGGGCCGATCTTGCCAATCGGCACAGAAATCTATTTACCAGAGCAAACCACATCAGCTGAAAAAACAACAATCTCACTTTGGGATTAATGATGAAAGGAAAGAGCACGATGCCAAATAAAGACCCAGAAACATGGGCCGTAATAATGCTTTGGTTACATGAGAACTGGCCGTCTATTTATGGTTTTTTGCTGGCTGTCGTGATCGCCTTTTTACGCATTACCTATCAGGGCGGTGATAAACGACGCCGAATTATTGAGTCATTACTGTGTGGCGCCATTTCACTCGCTATGACGAATGGCATGGAACTGTTTGGTGTGCCACGCGAGTTTTCAGGGTTCGTTGGTGGCGTCATCGGTTTCTTCGGTGTGGATACCTTGCGTAAGTGGTCGATGGCAAAGCTTAAAAATATGAAGGAAGAAGTATGACACTCAAAAAAGGCGATACCGGTTCAGCCGTCCGTGATCTGCAACGCAGGCTAAATGAATTGGGCTACAACATCACCGTAGACAGTTGGTTTGGTGATCAGACTTATCAGGCTGTTATTGATTTCCAGAAAAAGAAAGGCATCACGGCTGTCGGTGAGGTAGGTCCACGTACTCAATTGCTTTTATTTGATCGCCAAGATCAACGAACACTGCAATCTAATGATCTGACTAGTGCAGCCAAATTGTTAGGTGTGTCTGTCGCTGCCGTGGCCACTATCGCGCAAGTAGAAAGCTCGGGCCATGGTTTTGATGCAACCGGCCGTCCAGTGATCTTGTTTGAGCGGCATCAATTCTATCGACAATTGATAAGTAACGGCACACCAGAAGCGAAAGCAAACGAACTGGCTGAACGTATGCCAAATATTGTGAATCAGAAACGCGGTGGTTATATCGGTGGGTCTGGTGAATTCGGTCGTTTTGCATCAGCGAGTCAAATAGATGAAACCAGTGCCATTGAATCATGCAGCTGGGGCATGTTCCAGATCATGGGCTATCACTGGGCGCGTCTGGGTTATGTCGATGCACAAGACTTCAAATTGCACATGCAGGAATCAGAAGGTGAACAACTGCAGGCATTCTGCAAATTTATTCTGACGGATAAAAAACTGCACAAGGCAGTAATGGACAGCAATTGGCCGGTTGTTGCTGAGATCTATAACGGGCCAGCCTACAAAGAAAATCATTATGACGTAAAACTGGCGAGAGCTTTTGAACAGTTCTGCGTCGTCTATCCATTGGCTGAACAACAGCCAGCCGCACAAGGGGAAAGCAATGCTTAAAACAATGGTACAAGGTCTGGTTTTATACGGGGTTCGTCGTCTGAAAGAGCCATCAACATGGCAAGGTATTTTGTTAGGTGCAACCGCAGTTGGCGTGCATGTTTCACCAGAAATGCAGAACTACATCATGACGATTGGCATTGGCGCAGCTGGTTTAGTTACAACCGTGTTGCCTGATAGCTTAATGGTAAAAGGCTAATTATGAATAAGCCCGGCGAAGTACGAACACTGCTAACCAAAGCAGTTTCACACCTGAAAAAGAACCCCGAATCGCTGCATATTTTTGTTGAGAACGGGAATATCAATGCCACCGGTGCCGGGCTTAATCTTTCCTTTGAATATCAATTTGACCTGCTGATTTTGGTGACAGATTTTGCTGGCCATGCCGATTCGTTGATCGTGCCATTGCTGGCCTGGTGCCGGGATAACCAACCAGAAATATTGATGAACCCTGATCGCCGTGATGGTTTCAAATTCAAAGCCGAACAGCTGAATAACAACACAGCTGATGTCGAAATAACGCTGAAACTCACGGAGCGGGTAAAAGTTTACCCTGGTGAAAATGGCGCTGTGAACATCGAACATTTACCTGAACCACCACTGCTTGGCGCGCCGGACGGAATTACATGGCAAGTGTTTATGAACATTGGCACACCAACGCATAAGGATTGGCAATTGATGGGTGATATTAACGAATGAGTGAACTAAACCCACTCATTGACCGCTTGAACGGTATCATTCAAAGCGCATCACCCAGTGCCAGAAAGTCACTAGCCAAAGAAATTGCTACCAAGGTAAGAACCAGCCAAGCAGCACGCATCAAAGACAACAAAAATCCAGATGGCAGTGCATACGCAGAACGAAAACCGCAAAGGTTACGGGCCAAAAAAGGCGCTATTCGCCGGCGTATGTTTCAAAAACTTATCCGAACAAAATGGTTAAAAGCCAAAACTAACGCCACTGAAGCCAGCATTGAATTTATTGGTAGGGCTGGGCGTATTGCCCGTGTTAGCCAATATGGTTTGCGCGATAAAGTAAATAAACGAGGGCTCGAGGTACAATACCAGCAACGTGAACTGCTGGGTCTGACAGAAAACGAAAGTGATATGATCGAAGACATCGTCATTAGCAGCATGACAAAGTGGTGATGTTGTAACTGGCAAACATCACAACAGCTAAAACTGGCCTAATAAAACCAGCACACTAATCATTGGCGTATGAACGAAGATCTGATCGATTTACTGCGCCGTCTGGAAAACATGATCCGCATTGGAACCATTATTGATGTGGATTTATCGGGTGAAATCCCGCTCTACCGAGTTAAGACCGGCGAACTTGAAACTAACTGGATAGCTGCAACTACCCAGCGGGCTGGCTCAGCCAAAAAATCACATGCTTACACCAAAGGTGAACAAGTCGTATTAATGGCGCCATCAGGTGATATGGGGGCTGCAATGGTTTCACATGCACTGAATAGTGCAGCCAATCCGTCCCCAGATAACCACCCGACACGGGATAGAACCGTTTATCCAGACGGAGCTATCATTGAATACGATCCAGAGTCAGGGGAATTAAATGCCGAAGGGATAAAAACCGCGACTATTCAGGCGGGAGTTTTAGTCACGATTGACTGCCCGGAATCAAAATTCACCGGAAATGTGGAAATAGCCGGTAATGCGTTGGTGAAACAAGTGCTGACCTATAAAGGCGGATTAACCAATGAAGGCTCTAGCTCTGGTGCCACTATCCATGGCCCGATCACCCATTCAGGCGGTGAACTGACCAGTAACAATGTTGTGTTGCATACCCATAAACACCCAGATGCCCACGGTGGTGAAACGGGGGCTCCGGTATGAGCTGGTCAGGAATGAACAAATCAGGCGGCCAAGCCATTTATGACATTGAACATATCCGTCAATCCATCACCGATATTCTGACCACGCCAGTCGGTTCTCGGGTTATGCGCCGTGAATATGGCTCTGATATTTTCACATTGCTCGATGCGCCAATAAACGGAGCAACAAAAATGCGACTCATGGCGGCCACAGTCATGGCGATCTTGAATTGGGAGCCGAGAGTCAAAGTAACCAACATGAGCATTGATATCACCATGAACGGTGAAATGGTCTTGGATGTCACGTTCGAGCGCCAGGATGGCGCAAGAACGAAAGACAGTGTCGCGATTAATTTAGGAATGGCAGCATGACAGACCTATCTGCACTACCAGCACCAGAGATCATTGAATCACTTGATTATGAAACTATTCTGGCAAACCGGAAGGCAAAATTTATTAGCCTGTATCCGGCAAATGAACAGGCTGATATTTCAGCTACCTTGGCGCTTGAGTCTGAACCGGTTGTAAAACTGCTGGAAGAAAATGCCTATCTGGAAATTACACTGCGAAACCGCATTAATGATGCAGCTAAAGCCGTCATGATCGCCTATGCCAATGACGGTGATTTAGACCAGTTAGCTGCAAATCTAGATGTTAAACGACTGACTATTAGCGAAGCGGATGACACAGCGGTGCCGCCAGTTGATGCCGTCTATGAAACTAATGACGATTTAAGAAACCGTATTCCGTTATCGCTCTCAGCACTCTCTGTCGCAGGGCCATCCAGTGCATATAAATATCACGCCATGTCAGCCGATGGTCGCGTGTTGGATGTTGGTGTTTCCAGCCCATCACCCATACACATATTGATTTCAGTTTTAAGCCGAACAGGTGATGGTACTGCAGAAGCCGATCTCATCACGGCGATTGAAGCCGTGCTATCAGATGAAAATATCCGGCCACTGTCTGACATTGTCACGGTGCAATCAGCCGAGATAGTGAATTATGCCATTGAGGCAAAACTGTTTGTGTCAAAAAACACTGATAAGGCATTAACCATCAATGCTGCCATTGCTGCGGCACAAACCTATGCTGATGAGCAACATAAAACTAATAAGCGAATATCAAAGCCAGTTATCGAAGGGATCTTGAAACAATCCGGTGTGATAGATATCGACCTGATTTCACCTAATGAAACAATATTGATTGGTAAAACACAAGCCAGTTATTGCACAGGAATCACCATCACTGCGGAAACGGTCAATGAGTGAGTTATTGCCTAAATCAAGCACGCAGCTCGAACGTGATCTGGCAACAACCTGTGCTGATGCAGAAGCTTTACCGGTAAAACTTCGAGCACTCTGGAACCCAGATGAATGTCCGTCAGCATTTCTGCCTTGGCTTGGGGAAACCTTTAATTTGATGGGTTACAACGGGTGGGATTTAGCTGAATCAGACGATGCCAGACGACAGCTCATTAAAGGTGCTGTTGAGTTGCATCGCCACAAAGGAACGGTCGGATCAATTCGAAATGTCATCCGTCGATTAGGGCTGGGTGAGGTTGAAATTGTTCAAAATATCAGCGTATTAAACTACGACGGAGTTAGGACTTATAACGGATATATGGTGTATGGCGCAGATGAAATGCGGGCTGTTTACCGGGTCATATTAAACCAGCCCATCACCAACGATATGGCTCAAACATTAAAAAAAATATTGGCAGAGTTTGCACCTGTGCGCTGTCACCTCGCCAGCCTGGAATATCAGGATGTACCAATCAGATACAACGCTGTCGCAAATTATGACGGCTCATACAACTATGGGAGCGCTGCATAGTGGCAGATTTAATTGAAACAGTTCAATGGGAAGTAACAATATATCAGCTGGAAACCACAGACCCGGTTAAAGGTGGTAATGACGGCATTTCTAACAGGCAGGCAAAGCAACTGGCTAATAGAACAGCCTATTTAAAGCAGCAAGTTGAATTAAAAGCGCCAGTAGAATCACCAACATTTATTGGGACACCTGCTGCGCCAACGGCAGCAGCAAACACAAATACAAATCAGATTGCAACAACCGCTTTTGCACTTTCTCAAAACACTGCAGTGGTCGGGAATGCTAGAAGCTTAAAATGCTCAATTACTGCCGCCTCAGCATCAGCCACATTTACGGCTGATGAATTAATTGTTAAAACCGCGCTTAGCGGATTGAAATATCAGATCAGCAACCTGAATAAAACAATAAACCTTGCAACTACCGGTGCCGGGGGCATGGATACGGGGTCTGCCACAGCATCTGGGTTTGTTGCTGTTTACGCAATTCTGAATCCAACCACCGGTGCAACCGCGCTACTTGGTGTTAACACTACATCAGCAGTTGCACCAGAGGTTTATAACGGGAATTATATGCCGAGCGGATACACTGCCTCGGCACTGATCTCAGTATGGCCTACAAATTCCAGTAGTCAGTTTGCAGTGGCGAGTCAAATTGGTAGGAAAATTAATTTTACCCGTACTTCCGCTATATCCACAGCATCACCAGCGTCAAGCATCACTGCTATTTCGCTATCAAGTATTGTTCCGAAAAATGCAAAAAAAATATATGGCGATACTGTATCTACAGCGTCAACTGCGATTAACTTCTCAACCCGCATCTGTGCTGACGCACAATCTAGCGGAATGCTGTCAATGGGTGGTTATGTCGCAGCAAGCTATAACATGACAAATAACTATGCCCAAGACATCACAACATCACAGACACTTTACTATTACATAAGCCTTTCAGTTGGCACTTTGAGTGCGTTCAGCATTTATGTTTCAGCATATGAATTTTAAGGATTAATTATGTGGGCACAATATTCTGACGATTCAAAAACTACTGTCATATCAGTTTTTTCATCACCGCAAGATATTGACGAATATCCAAATAGCGAGGAGCTTGATATATCGAGTCAGGCGTATAAAGCGTTTTACAATTCAATGCCTGATGACACAAAAACATCAATTCCAACACCAACAACAACCAAGTAAGTAATGACTAGTGGAATATTGTCATGGCGCTGTCACTGCCTCAATGTTGTAACAACAATCCGCCACAACACCACACGATAACCGCAAAATAAAGCCAGTGGCATCATCTCCAAAACTCCCTAATCCGGATAAATGGAGAAATGCCACATGGCAACTGATTACCACCACGGTGTTCGCGTCGTTGAAGTTAACGACGGCACGCGCACTATTCGCACTGTCTCAACGGCAGTCATCGGGCTCGTATGCACGGCAGAAGATGCCGATGCAGACGCGTTCCCACTGGATGAACCTGTTCTTATCACCAACGTTAATACCGCCATTGGTAAGGCCGGTGTGCTGGGCACAATGTCAAAATCACTGGATGCTATCGCCGACCAAGCATCACCTATCATTGTGATGGTTCGTGTTGCTAAAGGTGCAACCGAAGCAGAAACAACCAGCAATCTGATTGGCACTACGACTGCAGCAGGTAAATACACCGGCATGAAAGCGTTGATGGCGGCACAGACAAAACTGTCTGTTAAACCACGTATTCTTGGTGTGCCGGGGCTCGATAGCCTGCCAGTGGCCACCGAACTTGTCAGCATTGCGCAGAAGCTTCGCGGTTTCGCCTATGTGAATGCTTATGGTTGTGAAACCAAAGAAGCTGCGGTTGCCTATCGTGATAATTTCGGCGCCCGTGAAGTCATGGTGATCTGGCCAGACTTTATCAGTTGGGACACCACCGCCAATGCGAATGCCACCACCTGGGCTGTTGCCCGTGCCCTCGGCATGCGGGCAAAAATTGACGAAGAAATCGGTTGGCATAAAACGATATCAAACGTCACCGTCAATGGTGTGACCGGTATTTCAAAAGACGTGTACTGGGATCTGCAACTGCCTACCACCGATGCCGGTTACCTGAGCGAAAACGAAGTCACAACGCTTATTCAGCAAGGTGGTTTCCGTTTCTGGGGTTCCCGTACCTGTTCTGATGATCCGCTATTTTGCTTTGAAAACTACACCCGCACCGCGCAAGTGCTGGCCGACACCATTGCCGAAGCACATATGTGGGCTGTCGATAAACCTATTACGCCAACATTGGTGAAAGACATTATCGAAGGCATCAACGCCAAGTTCCGTGAACTGAAAGCTCTGGGTTACATCGTCGACGGTAAAGCCTGGTTAAACGTCGAACTGAACAGTGAAACCTCGCTGAAAGCAGGCAAGTTGTATATCGATTACGACTACACGCCAGTGCCACCGCTTGAAAACCTGCTGTTCCAACAGCGTATCACCGACACCTATCTGGCCGATTTCGCCAGCAAGATCGCAGCGTAAGGGGATAAACCATGGCTCTGCCACGTAAATTAAAAAACATGAACCTCTTTGCTGACGGCGATAACTGGCAAGGTCTGCTAGAAGAATTCACCCCTGCAAAGCTGGCAAAGAAATTTGAAAACTACCGCGGCGGCGGTATGGCCGGTGCCGTTGGTATCGACATGGGTTATGAAGATGACGCACTGAACACTGAAATCACCTTAGGTGGTTTTGAAGTCAAAGCCCTGAAAAAACACAGCGCTGCAAAACACAACGCCGTGATGTTCCGTTTTGCTGGCTCATTCCAGCGTGACGATACCGGCGAAATCTCAGCGGTAGAAATTATCACTCGGGGCCGTATCAAAGAGTTCGATAACGGAAACTACAAAGTGGCGGATAACTCCACGCAGAAACTTTCCATGGTCAACACCTACTACAAAGTGGTTGTTGATGGTGAAACCATTATTGAAATCGACACCGTGAATATGGTCGAAATTATTGATGGTGTCGACATGATGGCAGAACACCGCACCGCCATCGGTCTGTAATTCAATGCTGCCGGTTCTTCCGGCAGGTTTTTAAAAAAAATCAGAGGAAACGCAATGACAGAACCAGTATTCAAAACAATCACCTTAGACACACCACTGACGCGTGGTGAAACAGAAATCACCGAAATTCAGATCCGAAAACCAAAGGCCGGCGAACTGCGCGGAGTCAGCATCACATCGCTGATGCAGATCGAAGTAACCGAACTGACCAAAGTACTACCACGAATTACCACACCAACACTGACCGATGATGAATTACGGGGGATGGACATCGCCGACCTGACACAAATGGGGTTAGAAGTATCCGGTTTTTTGCTGCCGAAGGCGCTGAAAGCGGACTACCAGACGAAGTAGAAGAACCAATGGCCGATGTGGCCGTGATATTCCACTGGCCGCCTTCTGAAATGGCGGCTTTTTCGCTTTCAGAGCTGATGAAATGGCGAGACCGTGCAATAGCGAGAGTGCCGAAAAATGAATAACCTGCAATTAAAAATCATTCTTTCAGCAGTAGATAAATTGCTGACACCTATGAAGAGAAATCTGCAAGGGAGTAAGCAACTCGCGGCAGGGCTACAACAGGCAAAGAAATACGCACAGGAACTGAATAACCAGAATCTGGATGTAACCAAATATCGAAATCTGAGCCGTTCAATTGGCATCACATCAAATGAATTGAAAAATGCCAGAGCAAGGGCAGCAGAGTTAGCGAAAAGCATTAATGACACCACTGCGCCAACAAAAGCCATGGTTAGTGAGTTTGAGCGTGCAAAAACAGCAGTAAATGAATTGCAGTTAAAGCAAAACGCACAAATCAGCCAGCAGCAACGCCTGCGCGAAACCATGAGTACAGCCGGTATTAATGTAAAAAGTCTGGCATCAGAACAGCGCCGACTGAAATCAGAAATGCAAAACGCAAATCAGGCAGTTGATGAACAGCGCAAGAAGCTAGATCAGCTAAATGATGTGCAAAAGCGCATGAATGCCGCCAAAGCCAGTTACCAGAAAACCAAAGAACTGCAGGGCCGTTTGGCAGGAACAGGAGCAGGGTTAGTGGCTGGCGGAACAGCAGTAGGGGCAACCGCAGTAAAACCAATACTTGAATTTGCCAAAGCTGAAAACTCAGCCACAGAATTGAAAGTATCAATGATGGGGGCAGAAGGCGTAGTAAGAAAAGAATTTGGTGCGATCAACGAACTGGCCACCAGGCTGGGTAACAAACTTCCTGGCACCACATCAGACCTACAAAACATGATGAGCACGCTGATACAGCAAGGAATGACAGCAAAAGCCATCTTAGGCGGGCTGGGTGAATCAACCGCATATCTGGCCGTGCAAATGAAAATGCCATATGACCAAGCGGCGTTGTTTGCATCGAAACTGCAAGATGCCACAGGCACAGCAGAAAAAGACATGATGGGGCTCATGGATGTTATTCAGCGAAGCCATTACCTAGGCGTTGATAGCGACAACATGCTGCAGGCATACGCAAAAATGAGCCCTGCACTATCTATAATCCAGAAGAAAGGGCTGGAGGCCAGCAAAGCACTGGCCCCGCTTGTCGTCATGGCAGATCAATCAGGCATGGCTGGTGAAGCCTCAGGTAATGCCTACCGCAAAGTATTCCAGATGGCCATGAATACGAAAAAGGTTCATGAGGCTAATTCAGGCGCATTAGCAAAAACCGGAGTGAAATTGAATTTCACAGACGGGAAAGGTGAGTTTGCAGGCATAGATAAACTGATGTCTGAGTTGGCCAAGTTAAAAGGGCTGAATACAGAAAAGCGGCTGGCAGCATTAAAGAAAATATTTGGGGATGATGCAGAAACACTGCAAGTGCTGACGATCCTGATTGATAAAGGAAAGGCAGGATATGCAGAAGTACAAAAGAAAATGGCAGATCAGGCCGACATTCAGCAAAGGGTAAACGCACAACTTGGAACGCTGACTAATTTATGGGATGCAGCATCAGGTACGTTTACGAACGCATTAGTGAAATTTGGTGAATCAGTATCACCAGAAGTGAAAGCACTAACACAATGGATCGGTGACCTTTCAGAACGGATAGGGAACTGGTCGGCACGTCATCCGGTCCTAAGTTCAGGGATCATGAAAACGGTGGCTGCGGTTTCTGCACTAATGATCGGGATGGGCGGTTTGTCTCTGGCACTCGCAGCAATCCTTGGCCCGCTAGCGTTATCTAAATTTGTGTTTATTTCTCTGGGTATAAAAATCCCGATATTTAGCCGGGCGGTAAGTTTTTTGCTTTCACCGTTGGCAATGTTAAGAAACATGATGCTGGCAGTTGGTGCCGCAATGATGACAACGCCTATAGGGTGGGTTATTGCAGGGCTGGCAGCGGTTTCTGTTGGGGTTGTGATGCTTTGCAGGCATTGGGAGGGAGTAAAGGCATTCATTGGTGGATTCTTTGATGGTTTTTTGTCAACGATGGGCCCGATGAAGCAATATTTTGAAACGGTATGGACGGTATTTAAAGGGATCGGAAGTGCTATTGGTTGGGTAGTTAATAAATTTTCAGAACTAATAACACCGGTGAAATACTCAAGCGATGAACTGAAAAATGCTACCAATGCGGGAAAACGATTTGGTGAAGTGGTTGGAGAAGCTATCAATATAATTTTATTTCCATTACAAAAGTTGATGGAAGGGATTCATTGGGTAATTGATAACTTCGATAAAATCGGCGGAATAGGGGCGAAGGTTAATGCCCAACGAATAGCGGAAAATCCAGCGTTAGCCAGTGGTGTTTTAACCGGAAATTACGGACCTGTTATTTCAACAAATAACTACCAACCAGTATCAATGCCTAAGCCGACAGTGAATTCATCCGTCGTTCATGCACCAATAACCGTGGTTACCCAGCCAGGGCAAGACAATAAAGCCATTGCAGCAGAAGTTCAGAAACAACTGGATGCAGCACAACGAAACGCCCGTAAACAATCACGCAACAGCCTGAACGACAGGGATTAATTATGCTGACAGAACTGTTATTAAAACAAAGCGTAGGTGCATATAACCCGATGATGGCCTTTGGCTATTTCGTATTTAACCTCTACACCACGCCATATCAAACGCAGCAACACGACAAAGAATGGCGACATCCAAGCAATAGTCGTGTCGGTGCGCGGCCTTCGTATCAGTTTGTCGGGGTCGGTGAGGAAACTATCACACTGTCAGGTGTGCTGATGCCGGAAATCACTGGAGGGCGGGTATCGCTTGAACTGCTGGAAAAAATGGCCGATACCGGAAAGGCATACCCGCTAATTGAAGGTTCTGGTGTTTTATATGGCTTGTTCATAGTCAGGAAAATATCAAAAACCAAAACGGAATTTTTCAATGATGGCGCACCACGTCGCATAGAATTCACCGCAGAGTTCACCCGCATTGATGATAAAAACCGTGGATTGCTTGGCATCATAGATGTAAGCGATCTTGATTTCGGCAGCACATTAGGTGGGTTGTTATGAGCATCACTGACGTACTGACAAACCCGCTGGATATCCTGAAAGGTGAAGTTCCGGAACCGAAATACAAAGTCGTCATCGATGGCACAGACATCACCAACAAGATAAAGCCGCGCTTGATGAACCTGACGCTAACCGACAATCGTGGGTTCGATGCTGATCAGGTAGAGCTGCAACTGGACGACAGTGACGGGTTACTAACCATGCCACGCCGAGGCGCATCGATGCGTGTATGGTTGGGATGGAAAGGAACGCCACTCATCGACAAAGGCAGTTTCACCGTTGATGAACTGGAACATGCAGGCGCACCAGACACACTGACTATCACTGGCCGATCTGTTGATTTCAGAGAATCGCTGAACGTCAAAAAAGAACGGTCATTTCACGGTAAAAAGCTCAGCGAAATTATTGATACCATAGCCAAGAATAACGGGCTGTTCAGCATATTAAGCACATCACTGAAAGACGAAGTGATAGACCACATAGACCAGACAAACGAATCAGACGCCGCATTTCTGGTTAGGCTGGCAAAGCAATTTGACACTATTCCGACAGTAAAAGATGGAAGGTTGTTATTCGTCAGGGCTGGGCTGGCGCTGACAGCAACCGGAAAGGCCATGCCTGCAGTAGTCATAAAACGTTCAGCAGGGGACCAGCACAGATTCAGCGTGGCCGATCGCGATGCTTACACCGGCGTAGTAGCATACTGGCACGATAAGAAACAGGCAGAAAAGAAAGTAGTAAAACTGAAACGGCGTAAACGTAAAAAGAAAACGACGACTACGACAACCACAACGACGAAAGACACCACAACACCCACTGCAGTTGTGAAAGAAAATGAATTGCTGATCGGCAGTGATGAAAACGTAAAACACCTGCGGTACATCTACGCAAACCAGAAAAATGCTGAACGGGCAGCAAAAGTGGCATGGCAGCGACTGCAACGTGGTGTAGCAGAATTCAGCATTACACTGGCAACCGGAAGGCCTGAACTCATCACAGAACTACCAGTCAAAGTGAAAGGGTTCAAGCCACAGATAGATGAAGGAAGCTGGCTATCAACAAAAGTGATCCACAATGTCACCGAAAACGGATACACCAGCCAGCTGGAGCTAGAAGTAAAAATAGATGAGTTACCCGAATAATCGAGTTGGTGGGGATGAGCGTTCAACGAAATCGCCCCACCACTGCATTAAATCAATACGCTGATCGATATACACCGAACGATTATATGCCCGACGCACTTCATCTTTCTCAAGATGAGCAAGAGCCGCTTCAATAACATCAGGGTTAAATTCAGCCTCATTCATTGCTGTGCTGGCGATTGATCTCATGCCATGCGAAACCAACTCACCTTTAAAGCCCATTCGTTTCAACGCAGCATTAACAGTCTGTGAATTCATCGGTTTGGTTGGGTCTTTTATGCTTGGGAAAACAAATTCACGGTGCCCGGTGATAGGCCTCAATAAATCAAGAATAGACATCGCTTGTTTACAAAGCGGGACGATATGTTCACGCTTCATTTTCATGATCTCAGCAGGAACAACCCATCGGCATGAAGTAATGTCTATTTCATCCCAACGTGCAGAAACAGCTTCAACAGGTCTGACTATAGTTAATAGCTGCCACATAATTAAACACCGAGTCTGCAGAGTTACATTCGCATTAGATAATGCAGTCATAAGTTCGGGCAACCGCTCTGGCCTTATGCTGGGCTGATGTTCTTTTTTCGGTTTTTCGAAAACATATGAAATGCCAGATGCAGGGTTGATATCAGTCAGGCCAGAGTTAATGGCATAAATCATTATTTCATTGAGACGTTGAATGATCCGGCGAAGCGTTTCCAGTGAGCCGCGTTGTTTAACCGGTTCAAGTGCCTGAATAAGCGTGCGTGGTTTTAGTTCCTGAATTGGGGTGTCGCCAATAATAGGCAACAAATCACGTTCAATAGAACGCCAGATATCAAATGCATGATCCGCTGACACGCTGGTTTTTTTTAAATCCCACCAATTACGAGCAACAACAGAAAAGATGCTTTGAGCCTCAACCTGAGCGGCTTCAATCTTTTGTTTCTGTCGATTTTGCGGATCAATACCATCAGAAACTAATGCCCGTGCCTCATCGCGTTTGGTTCGCGCAGTGGCTAATGAAACATCGGGATAACTGCCAAAACTGAGAAGAGCACGTTTTTTAGGTGTAACGACAGGGCGATAGTAATTAAACCGCCAAACCTTAGAACCGTTAGGTCTGACAATGAGATACAAACCATCACCATCCTGCAGAGTATATTCCTTCTCTTGAGGCTTAGAGCGGTCAACCTCAGTGTGAGTTAGTCTGCGGGTATGTCGAGGCAT